GCTTCTTATGGTTTGGCTAATTGCTGGGATAAAGATGGTCAACCTAGCGGCATGGCCTTAACTCAAGGTAAGTCAGTTACAGAGATGGTGTTAAAAACAGGATTAACTGTAGGGGCGGTAGTCGGAGTTATTGGTGCTTTAGGGGACATTGATGCTGGCTCGGAGATAGTAATACCGTTCTCTGATTAAGGAAGAACATAAAGTGAATGGACGACCACGATCTTGTAGATTTCTTGCATTTTCATGTTCCTAAGCCAGATACTTTTGCTAGTATAACTCCTTCGTATTATGTCCCTACACCTGCTCATAAGCATACATGGAGAAGGCGTAAGGGATATTTAGAGACAGAGAAGAGGTGTTATTTTCACTGGAAGTTTAGGAATCATTGGCATTTTTGTTATGCGACTTATGTTTTTATCGAGAAACGCCAACTTTGGAGTTATGCTATGCCAAGGAATATTGTGGTGGAGTTAAAAAAGCTCCCTGTATGGTGTGAGGAAGAAAAAGGAGAATGAACGATGTTTGAGAGATTTATTGAACTGATTCAATGGGATGATGGAGGTTCGGTATTGATTGAACCAGAAAGGGTAGTGGCCATTCAGAAGAAAGTATGGCCAGCAATAGATTCATTTACAGAAGAAAGACTTAAAGGACCTCGTTCTTTTGTTTTCTTACAAAACTCTAATATATTTTTTGAGATTGCTGATACTGTAGAGAATATCAAAAAGAAAGTTCAATGGGAATCGTAAATGAAAAAATGGTCCCTTATCTTACTTCTCTGGTATATTTTTGTCGATAATACACCGTGGATTCAACAGGCGGACAAAAAGACTGTCTGGATTTTAAAACCTGGATGGTCTAGTGAGATTAAGTGTTGGAAATGGAAAACTATATTTGAGGAATGGAATGGTCGTTTTGTTATTTCTGGAAAGCAACGTACTTGGATTATGGGTAATAGAAAATATATGTGTATTGATATGGATTACGACAATCCTTCGTCCGGTTTGAATATGCAGGATGTAATTGATTACTTCAGAAAAGAACAGAAATGATTTTTATCGCTCTCGCTGTTCTTACCCCATTCATCTTTATTCCTGGTTTGCAGGACCCATCTGGTTTGTCTAAGACTTTTTATATATCTGGGCTTGCTATTGGGGCTATTATATTGCTTCTACGAAGAGAGAAACCGCAACGTATCCCCTGGTCTCTTGTGGCCTTTATTGCAGCAATTCTTTTCTCTGCATTTTGGGCTATCAATCCTCATCTTTATTTATCTCAATTATCGTTAGACTTATCGGGCATTGCCTTATTTCTTTATGTTGCGAATTGTCTGCAGAGCAAAGAGTTGCCTTGGGCTATGATGATTTTCTGTGGCATGGGAGTTCTAATAGTGGTGAGCGTGCTTGTGGGCATACAGATTGATCCACGAGTATCGGGGTCTGGATGGAGCGTGGTGAACGAGAAGTATTATACCCTGCTTTTGGCTGGATTAATTCCGTTAGCTATGGGACTCTGGTCCATCGGTCGATGGTGGACAGCTTTTGGTACTATATCGGTTGTGGGGATGCTTGCTTATATTCTTTGGGTTCCTTCGGATGCCACCAGCTTCTCACTTTTGATTCTTTCCGTCTCGGCTCTGAGTTTCGTTGTTTGGAAATTGTTTAGAGATTATCCATTAATGAGTGCATCGGTTTCTGCTGTTATTATTATCGTTTCGTTGTTTGCCTTCATTTTTTATGGTCCTGAAATACCTAAGACTTTGAAAATTCAAGAACGGTTAAGTTGGTGGGAAGAAAGCCAGACTATGCTTATAGAGAGTAATTTTCTGGGTGTCGGTCGAGGTCAATGGCAGACGCGGCCCCATAAGAGGTCTCCTGTTCATGGTCTTGCTCGGCACGGTTGGCGCCCCGGACATGCTCACAGTGACTTCATGGAGATACTTGCTGAGACTGGGATTTTAGGATTAGGTGCCTTTCTTGCATTTCTGTATACGACCTTGAGATTTCCCACCGGCCAAATGGGATATTGGCTTAAACTATCCTTGTTGACTTTTATCTTTGAGGGAATGTTTTGGTCTCTTTTGCACCTTGCAATCTTTGTGCCGTTTATCTGGATGATAGCGGGAATGATTTGGGCAGATAGGAAAGAAGAGTTTCAGTTTAGTGGGGCGGGGTATTAAGAAAGGAATATTTATGTGGGGACTTGGGTGGATTCGAAAATTCAATGATAAGACAGCAAAATTGAAAAGAGCAGCCATGGATATACAAGAGACAGTAACATTCAAAAAAGAAGTTGTGGATATGCAGAAGACAATAACATTCACAGGAGGGACGGGTGTATTTTCAACTCAAGAAGAAGCCGCGAAGTTCCAAAATGCTTGGATTCAATTACGAGAACGCACAAGCAAGGGATTTTCTGGTTGGCAAAGCGGTGGAGGGATACAGAGTCTTGAACAAGAGGTTTGGCACTTAGCGGTCAAGCATGGTCTTCCGATGATTTATGGTTTTTATGGTCTTAATTTCGAAACAAGAGAATTTATATTCACAGGAGAAGCACACCTGACCAATAGATGTCCCTTCTTGATGGGGGCAGATTAATGAAAGGAACCCTATACGTTATTCTCGTCACCCTAATTCTTCTTACCCTCTTCAATGGTCTCCGAGTCTGGGGCAACCATCTGTTCTCTCAAGGCCATGTTATAGAAGCTCTGGTTGTTGAACCCTATAATTATCTCTATCATTTTGCTGCTGGTACTACCTTGTTACAAGATAGGCATAGCTTTCGGGCGGTACAGTATTTGCAGAGAGCAGTCGAACTTAATCCTAGTTATACGGACACCCTGAATAACCTTGCTGTTGCTCTGATTATGGAGAAGCGTTACGATGAGGCCCGTAAGGTCCTGACCGATTTAAATCAACTAGACCCTAAAGATGGATATGGGAAAGAGAATTTAGAGATTTTGGAGAAGATGAAGAAGGGACCTTAAAATGTTTTCCGAATGGCTTTGTGGTGCATGTTACCCTAAAATCATCAAAGGCACATTCGGAAAGATCATTCTTCACGGAATGAATTTTCACAAATTGAGATTCAAAGAAGCGCGAGCTAATCTTACGTTAGAAAGTGAGGCAAAAACATGGCAAGAGAAAAAGACAACGATCAACCCAAACAACCCATAGATGAAACCGGTGAGTGGAGAAAAGATAGTAATGGGAACTCACCAGAAACCGGTGGGCCCGTCGGCATAAAGGTCAAATGTGAACCCCCCGGAGTAGTACGGGTCGATTTTGACCGATCTGTCGATACTATTGTTCTTCAGCCCTTAGAAGCTATAATGCTTTGCCAAGCTCTGCTTCAGAGTGTTATGGTGTGTGCTCGACCCCGGGCAAAGAGTAAGATTATCATACCGAGTTAGGGGAATACTGGTGATGGCAGATTATATACCACCAGGCTCACTACCCCCTGGACCTAGACTACTTACTAAGGAGGATGTTCAGGCTAAGGTCAATGCAGCCTTAGTAAAAGGGTTCAAGTTTCAGGATATGCTGTTTTCTGATAAAGAGGAGGATATAGAAGAGCGAAGAAAATTATTCAAGGACCACCCAGAAGAAGTAAGGCACCAGTTACAATTCTTCTTTAAGTACCTCGACCGCGTGTGGCCCCAGAAAATTTTGCATCAGACTATTGATGGACCACGAAAACGTATAAGCCCGGAAGATATTGCCGCTCTGAAATTAACCCCAGAGCAATTACGAAAATTGGCAGGGATAGAGGAAATGGATGCCGAATAAGCAGCTAAAGATTAGGGTTAATTGTTTGGCTGATATGAATGACTTGCTAGAAGAATATCATTGGCCGACTGAGGTATTTCTTCCACTCCAAGTGTTTGAGTTGATAAATTTTCGTTCTCAATCTAATTCTAGGGGTATGGACAACGGAATTCCCTTTGTTTGGTTTTCGGGTGTTAAACTTAAACCTCCTAAATATTCTAAACGTACCGGAAGTATTGATCTTTCTGATGCGGAGGTGATAGATGCCCCTCCCTAAAGGTACCCGCTTTAGGGTCAAGACGACTAAGAGCGGTAAACGGATTCGCCTTGCCTTCAAGGGTGGCAAAGTTATAGAGGCCAAGAATATTGATTCGGGCGCTACTCATACCCCCCGAGAATTTAGGGCCGACCGTAGGCGGCGTAAGAGAAAAATCCGATCAAGGAGGTAACTAATGCCCTTTGATAAACACAAAGGAAAAGAACGTAGACAAAAAATGCGGGAGCATAAGAGGAAAATCAGAAAGAGAAGAAGGGTGAGGTCGGAGCGATAATATGACCCCTACCGTTATTATCATCACCGCTATCCTTGGTCTTCTCTCTGCGATCACCCTTCTTGCCTCAGCCCTTTTGTTTTTGTATGTTGCAAGGGAACTCAGGAGAATTCTGGATTGGCTCCGCGAGTTTACCAAGATGTACCTGGGAATGGAGATTAAGACGGGAGAGTCTACTGAAGGAGTGGTGAAGTACGAAAAAATGTGGGACGAAGAGAAGGATGGAAGAGGATAATGAAAAAGGTGGGGCGTAAAAACAGTCCAGTTCCGCAGGGGTTGTATTTATTTTTCAATGCTGTTGAGGAAGAGAAACCAGATTTTATATTTTTTTCTGACAAAGAAACATATAATCAGGTAGTTGATTTATACTTAAAGACTTGGGAGAAACGTGATGCTAAGTAGTGCCTGAACTTACCGACAATATCCTCAATTCTGAAGATACCCGCTCTGCCGCTAAGCGAGCTTATTACCGCTCGCCTGCCGGTATTGCTGATTTTTTTAAACAACAACTACAGATAACGACGAAGAAGGTTGGGGTTCAGGCTAGAGTCCCTTTCGCGCCGAACCCTGTTCAGATTCCTGTCCTTAAAGATGACATTGAGCAACTTCAGACTCGTGGCTATATTCGGGATTTGATTGCCAAATGCCGACAACCGGGTGGGTCTACTTACGCTTCGGCCTGGGTTTGGAATCGTGTATCTCTATTTGATGGGATTTATGCCTTCATCGTTGCACAGGATTTAGGTACTGTTAAGCGTATTTATTCCATGCACGATGTTTTTTATAAAAACATGGGACAGGATATTCGGCCTTCGCTTAAGGCTTATTCGACAGGCTCTGAAATGGTTTTAGGGGAACCTGGAGATGAGGATACTGGGGTTGATTCAAGGCTCTTAGTAGGAGAAGCAAAAAATATCCATCTTGGAGTAGGGAGAACGATACACTGTCTTCATATGTCAGAGATTTGTCGATATCCGAGTTCCGACCCAATTAAAGAATCTCTAATACCTGCATGTTCAGATGCTCCTGGTACAGTAAGAATAATAGAAAGTACAGCTCACTTCGGAGGCGGTGCAGACTGGTTTCATTATCAATGCGATAAAGCGATAGCCGATAAGAAGAAGGGGAGGAGCAGCGAATATCATTTTCATTTTCTCGAATGGTGGAGATTAAAAGAATATTCAATGGCATTGGAAAAAGGCGAGAAATTAAAATTTAATGTTGATGAAAGGGCGATTATTAAGCAGCACAATCTTACACCGGAAAATATTAAATGGCGAAGGAAACAACTCGACGAATTTGAGGGAGACATAAATGCGTTCTATTTAAGTTATCCAATGGATTATGAGGAGATGTGGATTACTCGGGAGAGTTCCGCTTTCTCACAGGAGCGTCTCAAGGAACTTTATGCTATGCTCAAACCTCCGATTAAGAGATTTCGTATTGAGGAAGGTCAGATGTATGAGCACGATCAGGGGGAATTAGAGGTCTGGACATTACCTCAACCAGGGAAAATCTATGATGCCGGAGCCGATATTGGAGGTGGGCATAGCGATGGTGACTGGTCAGTTGTGCAAGTTATAGAACGAGGGACGAATATCCAGGTTGCGGAGTACAGGGCGCGTATTCTTCCATGCGATTTTACGCCAATTTTAGCAAAAATTGGACATTTTTATAACACTGCACAAATCGGACCAGAGGTTAATAATTTCGGATTAGAAGTAATTGTTGAGCTCAATAAGACTTATCCAAATATTTATCTTTGGAGAAAGCAGGATAAGTTAGTTCCAAAAATGACTGGAGATTTAGGGTGGGATACTCAATATCAAAGTAAGCTTATTATGGTTGGCTTAGCTAATAAAAGGATCTACCATAGACAAGTACAGATTTTCTCAAAGGTACTTTGGAACGAACTCCATTATTTTGGGCGAGATTATACGGACACGGGTAAAATAACTTACAGGGCTATAACTGGACATGACGATACGGCAATGGCCTGGATGATAGCTTTGAAGATATCTGACGATGAATGCTTTGGCGATATGTCCCAAGACACTGTTCTTGCACCTAAGAAAGAATCACGAGACCCTGCCACTTACGACTCGACATGGAAAGATGTGTTGAATGGAAAATCGAATTATGAGAAAATTACTGGTTCGTGGTCAGACTGAGGAGGAATATGGAAGAGAAGAACAGCAACGAGAAACTTAATCACGTAACAGAGGAGGAGAAAAACGCCCGCCTCCTCGACCGTGCCTTTGCCGTAATCAGAGAGCACATTGACCGTGGACACCGATTCTCATTTGATCAGATGGATACAGGCATCGAGATATCCCTGCCCGTATTGCCAAAACCAGAGCAGGATTTATTCAAGGAAATTGCTCGGCACAATCATGTATCCTTATGGCAGGCAATTTGGGCGCAATTCCGTCGCGCCCATGAAAACGGAATGTCGTTTGCTTTAATTTTGGACCCAGGTTGGAAGAGTGGCGATATCTATAGTCTATCCCCTATAATCTGTGAGGAGTGTAATAAGACTTTTACTCCCAAACGCTTTGGGGAAAGGTTTTGCTCAAACAAATGTGGGGCTGAGGAAGAGCGCGCGAGGCTGGGATTGCCAACCATAGAAGAGCAACTTACGAAGATAAAAGAAGATGAGGCTAAGAAGGGTCGGGCGGTAGAGGCGGATCAGGCGCTCAGGGGTCAGCACAAGGCGGAACTAGAGAGGAATATTCCGACTCAAGCTTAAGGGGTGATGTAATGGCAGTTCCTTGGCAGGACGAGAGCAAATTACTTCAATTCCTAGATACACTTGAAGAGGAGTCTAGTGGCAAAGCCGACCTCGACAGACGCTTTCCCCAAAATATGGAACTAGCGCGTGGCCATTCTTGGAAGGGTCCTTCAGATCCGATGTTTCTGTTCAATGTCATCGAAAGTGCCTTAGAGGATTTCACCGGTAAGCTCAGCGAAACCCGTCCGCGAACCAATGTTTTACCCACTAGGGAAGGGCTTGGCGGCGCTGCTGAGATTATTAATAATTCAATTTCTGGTATCTGGGATTCTCAGGAAATAGAATATAAAACAGAGCGAC